TTGAGCGTGTGTCAATCGGCAAATCATGGGAAATCAAATCCTGGCCGATTGCAGAAGCAAGCCTAACCACACAACCTGCGGAATACCGCAATGCTGCCGTCCCTGTCAAGTCGTTATACCAGCCTGATGAAAGTCAAGATATTACCACCGAGGAGGTCACTATGACCGAAGAAATCAAAGCCCCTACCATTGACGTAGAGGCCATTGTATCAAGCGCGGTGGAAAAGGCTCTCAAATCCTACGAGGAATCGAAACCGCAAGTAAAAGCCGGTTTTGATGTTGTCGAGGACGAAGCCGACCGCGCCGTCAAAGGCAACCCATTCACCGCCGGAGAATTCTTCCAGGCAGTGAAAACGGCTGCTACTTACCCTGGGCAAGAGGACATGCGCCTCAAACCCCTGAAAGCAACCGGGCTGAACGAAGCCATGCCCTCACAGGGCGGGTATCTCGTCCCTCCGCAGATTGCCGCAGGTATCCAGGAAAACATGTTCGGGGTTGGCAGTCTGTTGTCATTCTTCAACCCGATCCAGGTTGAGGGCAATTCCCTGACCATCAATGCCATTGACGAGACCTCACGCGCTGACGGTTCGCGCATGGGCGGAGTACAGGGCTACTGGATGGCCGAAGCAGGCACCAAGACCGCAAGCAAGCCGAAGTTCCGCCAGATCGAACTGAAGCTGAAGAAATGCGCTGCCTTGTGCTATGCAACCGATGAACTGCTTGAGGACGCCACCGCTTTACAGAGCTGGATCACCAACAGCGTCCCGCAGGAACTCCGGTTCAAAGTCGAGCAGGCCATCGTCAACGGTGACGGAATCGGAAAACCTCTTGGAATGCTCCAGGCTGGTTGTTTGGTGTCCGCAGTCCGCACCGATGCAAGCGAGATCGACGCGCTTGACTTAGCACGTATGTGGTCAGCCCGTTATCCTGGCGTAAGTGATTACGTCTGGCTGGTGAACTCCAGCATTTACCCGCAGCTGTTCAACCTGTCTGTTGGTCAAATGCCCGTTTACCTGCCCGCTGGCGGTTTGTCCGCTTCACCCTACGGCTCAATCTTTGGCCGTCCGGTTGTAGAAACGGAATACAACCCATACCTCGGCACGCTGGGCGACATCATGCTGGTATCACCTTCACAGTATGCAATGATCGCAAAGGGCGGCGTACAGTCCGCGTCCAGCATCCACGTCAATTTCGTGTATGACGAAACCGCTTTCCGGTTCGTCTACCGGGTAGACGGGCAGCCGTTGTGGGCATCCGCGATCACCGCCTATGATGGCACTTCGAGCCTCAGCCCATTTGTAGCCCTGGCTGCATCAACCTAATAGGAGGTAATCATGGGACGTTATGCTGAAAAGCTCCACATTGTACCTGTATTCGTGCCGCAGGCTTCGACCGCAACGGCTGGCTATGAAGCCCAGTCCGTTGCGCTGAAGAATGCGCACTGGGTGACCTTCCTGGTGAACTGGGGCGATATGACCTCAGACTCCACAGACACCCTTACTTTCCGCGTTGAATCCTCAACCGCCGCCGGCAGCACCGCAAGCGCAACCGCGCAGACCTTTACTTACCGTCTGGCTGCTGCAATCACCGGCGACAACTGGGGCGATGCAACATCCGCCTCAAGTGTAGCTGTAACAGCCGCCGCAAATGATTCAATGGCACTTGTCATTGACGTTGACCCGGCAGCAGTGACCGCTGCTGACACTGACGCGAAATACCTCAATCTGGCGATTGACGCCGTGATTGAGTCTGGATATGTGTCTGCGTGGGCGTTGATAGAAGACCGCTACCCGCAGAGTGAACACCTGTCCAGCACCTAATTAGTTTTACAGGGGGAGGGCTAACCCCCTCCCCCTTTAGGAGAATTATGGCCGATTACGCGCTAATAGAGGACTTAAAAGCCGACCTGCCAGACAGCCCGCTCTTTTCCAGCACGTCAGTGGTTTATAACAGCGTGCTTGCGCGGATGGTTAGCAGTGCAAGCCGGTTGATAGACAGATACGTGGGCGGATGGCCGAACTACTTTTACCCGTCCAGCACCGCAGAAACAAGGTACTTCAGCGGTTCAGGCGATGCAATCCAGTACATTGACCCGGCGGTTTCGATCACCTCTGTTAGCGTGGACGAGACCGACAGCGGGACATTTACAACATGGACACTGGATACCCATTACTCTGTTGTGCCTAAGAACTACACCGCTTTATCCATGCCCATTCACGCCTTGAAGCTGGTATCAAGCAGCGGTAAATCGTTTTCAAGGTTCGACAACAACGTCAAGATTGTGGGCGTGTTCGGGTACTCCGCTACACCGCCGGACGACATTAACATGGCGTGCAAGATTCAGGCAATGCGCTGGTTCATGCGGGCAAAGCAGGGATACCAGGACGGTTCAGCCAATCCAGCATTGGGCGAGATGATTTATGTGCAGGAGCTTGACCCTGACGTGAAGATGATACTCAGACCCTACCAGATAGCGAACATGGTGACAGCATGAGCGTCATAGATAACGCCGTTCAGAGGTTGCAGACCATCGCCCTGGCTATAACCAGCGAGACGGTTCGGGGCGCGCCGAGCTATCCAGTAGAAGATGCAAGCGTCTTACCTCTTGCAATTGCACACATAGCAAGCGGGTCAGGGCAAGCGGACGAAGCCACCACCGCAAGGCTCTTGCTCACCGTCAACGTAGATTTTCACGTGTCAAGGGTGAGTATGAAATCCGCTTATACGCAGCTGAACAACATCATCCCGGAGTTTCTGCAAAGGCTGGCGGGCGATCCTACGTTATCCGGGAACGTTGACTCCATTGTCTTTCCGGTTACGTTCAATGTCTCAGCCGCACAATGGGACAGGGTTGTAACACAAATGGCAAGTTTTGCAGTGCCGCTCAAATTCAGGGAGACGCCTACCACATGAGGACTGTCGCAATAGTCGGGATGTATAAAGCCACCGTTGCAGAATTCGATTTCAACCGTTCAGATTGTGATGTTTGGGTATTCAACGAGACCATATCGGGGAATAAACTACCAAGAGCCGATGCAGTATTCCAGATGCACCGCCCGGTAATCTGGCGGAGCAGGACCAACCGGAACGATCCGGGGCATTATGACTGGTTGCAGAATAACAGAACCTTACCAGTTTACATGATAGACAGGTATGCAGATGTTCCCATGTCTGTCAAATACCCGCTGGATGAGGTACTCAAAGCCATACCGCAAGCCTATCGGTATTTCACCTCTTCCGTCTCTTACGCCTTAGCATTAGCAATCTATCAGGGGTATGAGCGTATTGAAGTCTACGGGGTCGAGATGGAAACCGAGACGGAATACGGACATCAGAGGGACGGCGTGACCTACTGGGTAGGCGTAGCGCAAGGCAGGGGCATTGAGGTGGATTTTCACTCGATCAACGTCCTAAAATCCCCCCTGTACGGTTTTGACGGCGACACAACATTGCCAATTGAGTTATTCCAGGAACGGGTAAACATTCTACAGCGTTCTATCTCAGAAGCCTTAGACCGCTACAAGGAACGCAAAGCAGAAGCGACCGCGCTGATCGAAGCCTACCGCAAGGACTCGAAAACGAACCTTGAAAACCTGTCAAGCCTGGTTGTAGCACAAGGTCAAGCGGCGCATGACTATAACCTGGTAGACGGGGCAATACAGGTCAACCAGAGGCACATCAAGGCTTGTGAACAAATGCTGAAAGAGACCGGCGTTTATTTCCTTTCGAGACAGATATACGAAAGCGAAAAGTCCGGGGCGGTCACGAACTGGCAGGCGCAGAGCTACAAGATAAACGAAGCGGCGGCATTCCTCGACCTAAAGGAAAAGGAACTGCGCGAGGCAAGCAATAAAGACAGGCGCAATATACTCTGTGACGAATTCTTAAAAGCGGTAGAGTCCTACGCCCACACCGTAGGCAAAGCCGGATTACTGACAGGCATCGGGCAGGAAAGCAACCTACTTTGCACCAAGCATGACCAGATGCTGCGCATGTTTGACGGGGGCAGGTCTAACACATGAGCTGGAAGGAACTTAAGGACAAGCACACTGGCGAAACCTGCCTGATTATCGGGAATGGCCCCAGTCTGAACGACATACCGCTTGACTTCCTGAAAAAGTACAGGTCATTTGGCAGTAACAGGATTTACTTGAAACTCACCCCTGACTATTACGCCTCAGTAAATCCTTTAGTGGTCGAGCAATTCTGTCACGAAATAGACCGGATGAACTGCGTCAAGTTTATCACCGACACCGGCGGCATGAATTGGACGGTCAGGAATAGTTTACCTCTCAGGTCGAATGGAATGCCGATGTTTTCATTTTGGCCTGATAAGTGGATTTACGAAGGTTATACCGTCACCTATGTACTCATGCAGCTTGCCTACTTTATGGGCTTCACCACCGCATTACTGGTTGGCGTGGATCACCGTTTCGGTTACGAAGGTAAGCCGAATGAGGAGCGGGTACTCATGGGTGAGGACGCTAACCATTTTGACCCGTGCTACTTCTCAGGTATGAAGTGGAATAACCCTGACCTCGAAAGAAGCGCGAAGGCGTACAGGCTGGCGCAAGTAGCCTGGGAACACAACGGGCGCAAGATAATCAACCTTACGCCAAACAGCGACCTTGATGTATTCCCGTTTGACGACTGGAGAAAATGGAATATCTAGAGATAGCAGGACGCGTCCGGGCTTACATAACCGGGCGCATTGCAGACAGTGACGAGAATCTTGCCCGTCTTTGTAGATATGCCGTATCAGCCGGAAATGGCGATTATCTGGAAATCGGCACGTTGTTTGGCGGGTCGGCGATTGCGGTAGCGTTGGCGAAAAAAGAGGCTGGGCTATCGGGCAAGGTTTACTGTATTGATCCTCTGGACGGGTACTATATTGGGGCAATAAACGACAAGGGGCGCGACGTTTCCAGGCTGATTGATATTTCGGGTTATACGCCTAGTCTGGAAATTCTCGAAAGCAATGCGGACAAGCTGGGGGTCAAGTTAGAAATTATCCAGCAAAAATCTCATCCGTTTCCAAAACAGGCAAAACGAAATTACGTCATGGCGTACATAGACGGGGATCACTGGAATGACGCTCCCCTGAAAGAATGGCTAAACGGCCGCAGAATTCTCACGAAATACATCATATTTGACAACGTTGACACTCATCACCCTTCCGTTTCGTTGGCGGTTATCCAGGCAATGCGCTCGTGGAAACTGGTCGAGCTTGAAAACGGGCAGGCGGTGTTAGAAAATGTCTAAGATTAGCGCAATCGTTTCAGCCTACTACTGCGAGGACTTCCTCGCCTCACGGATAGACAACATCCGGGAAAACTGGTGCGACCCGGTAATTGTGTGCCAGGAAGGGTCACGGGAAGAGGAAATCTCCTTACACGCACAGGCGCAGGTTATCACCACCCCTGACGTTCCGACCATCGGCAAAGCCTGGAATATCGCAATCAAAGCGGCTGACGGGGACTTGATTATCGTTGCGAACTCAGACGACAGATTTTATCTTGGCGGGCCGATCTGGATGGCAAGCGAACTGTCAAAGCACCCGGAGGCAGGACTTGTATTCTCTGACGTGAATGTGCTGAAGGCGGGGATAGTCTCACAGTGGAAACGGCTAAACAGCCCGCTTGGTCTTGTCCTTGACATAGCAGAGGTACTCAAAACCCGCGCCATTGTTGGACCCATGCCGATGTGGAGAAAGAGCCTGCACGATGAACTCGGTTACTTTGACGAAGAGCTTGTTGTGGCGTGTGACTATGACTGGTGGTTGCGGTTAGCACGGGCAAAGGTTGGCTTTTACTACATCCCTAAACCTTTAGGGGTTTACACCTTCAGGAAAGACAGCCTGGAACACAGGAACAAACACCTTATGCCGGCTGAGAATGCGAAGGTGAGACATGCGTAAAGGCACAAACCCCATGCGGGCTGATAGAGTGGCAGGGTATAAGCCGATTATTGCAAGCGCAATCGTTTACTTGCCGAACGACGAAGGGTATCACGCAGGCAGGTTAGAGGTCGTCAAATGCAGCCTTGAAACTATGCGCAACAATGCCGGGGTTGAAGTAGGTACTCATGTTTGGGTAAATGCAGGCACGAAGGAATTTAAGGACTGGCTGCTGGATGAGTATAAGCCGGATGTTGTCACCTTCTCTGGCAACGTTGGAAAGGCTACCGCAAGATACGGGATAGTCAGGTCACTACCGGATAACGTGATTATCGGGGTTGCAGATGACGACATCTTCTATTATCCGGGCTGGATGAAGTCTCAAATTGAGCTGTTAGAGGTATTCCCGCATGTGGGGCAAGTCTCAGGCTATCCCGTAAGAACGCAATTCCGCTGGGGCAATGTCAATACAAAACGCTGGGCGCAGCGGGCGGCGATGATCGAATACGGCAAGTTTATCCCTGAGCAATATGACCGCGACTTTTGTACTTCCATCGGCAGGGATTACGCCTACCAGGTGGATTACACAAGGGAGGACAATGACGTTTTGATCACCTTCCAGGGACACAAAGCCTATGGCGTAGCGCATCACTGTCAATGGATTGGTTACTCGCACGTAATGAAAAACCTTGTTATTGCAGACCGTGACGCAATGGGAGACGAAAAGCCATTCGATTGGGCGGTAGATAATGCCGGACTGTTACGG